ATCCTCACCGTATCCCCCACCACAATAGTTTTTCAGCTAGTCCACGCCAATGCTTCAGCATCCACTAACGGCACAGTGCTACAAGAGGGTAATGGAGTTACACCGTGCGCGGGATTGTCTTCCATATTCCAGGACCCCGCACTATCCATCCCCGCGATTAACCCTACCACCAGTGACCAACTTGGAAACTGGAATGTGTTCGCCGCATCTGGTATATACTACGTACAGTTCTATTCCCCTACCATCACCCCTACAGTCAAGATTATAGGAGTATCACTTCCATCCCTAAGTGGCCTACCTGGATTGGCCCTAAATAATACCTGGGTTGGAAGTAACTCATTCTCAAGTAGCTCTAGCTTCTCTGGCCTCACTACCTTTACGGGGACCATCACCTGTACGGTAGTTAATGCCCGCCCATGTGTATCCCCATCTAATCCCCAATTATGGGCTGGCACGGATGTTGGAGGATGGATAAACTCCGCTTACGCTTCTGGGCTTGGCTCTACTGGGGGTACAATTGATGTAGCAGCATCTCCCACCTGCTATGCCTACTCAACACCAATCCTACTCAATACAAACGGGAAGCCTGTCTATCTAAAGGGGCAAGGTGTACCCTCTACCTGTCTACAGTATACTCCTAACACTGGTATTGCCCTCACTATTGATACTGGTGCGTCCTACAGTATCAATGGGTCTGTAGAAGACCTTGAGTTGATTGAGACTAGCGCAGGGGCTACGGCCACAGGTATTTCTGTTGGCCCGTCAAACGGGTGTGTACATTGCAAAGTTAAGAATGCAACGATCATTGGGTTCCAAACGGAAACCTTATCAAATGCTAATAGCGCAAAGTTTAGCGATGTAGTCTTTGGTGCGTGCTCTAGTGCTGCAAGTAGTGTCGCACTACAAGTTGGTGGGTCTGCTGATGACAATAAGGTAGAGGGCGGGCAAGCCTTCAATTGTGCCACACTAGTGAATATCACCAATAGCAATCCCGTGTGGATTGAGCAGCTACTCATGGCGAATGCCTCATCTGTATGGGTCAGTGATTTATCTAGTGGAATATTCCACTGTGTTGAATGCCACTGGTTCAACCAAGCTGCTGGTGTAGTGACAAATTGGTTTACCAGCAATGGTGTGACGGACATAGCCTCTTCACACTTTGAGGATGCACGTACAACAGGTTCCCCAACATCCTTCGCCACTCAGACGGGTGGGCAGTTGATGTTCAACCATAACTACCTAGCCACTTACGGAGGAGAGACGGCCACTGAATTTGTGGCCTTCAGTGGGGGGGCGATAGGGAGTTTTGTAGGTAATACTAATATCAACTCAGCAGCAGTTCCCCTCCTATGGAATGCAGGGTATACCCCAGCCCCAGTTGCGGTAGGGAATGTAAGTACCGCAGGGGAGTCTTACGTAAATTCAGTTACGACTTGCGGTACGATTGCCACGAATGGGGGATGCACGAATGTTGCTGGACAGAAAGCTCACTGTGTTGCCGGGATTGCTACACTTTCTGGTGGTACATCCACGATTACTGGGCTTAATCCCGCATTCACAAGTTCAAGTACTTTTTTCGTGAGCACTAATGATCTCACAACAATTGCGAATCCTAGTAAGGGTGTACCTGCTAGTGGAACATCAATTACTTTTACTGGAACAGGTACAGACAACATTTCATTCATAGCCTGTGGTACCTAGTGTAATGATTACACTTTGAGAGAGGTGTTTTGATGCCTTCTTATGCCAATTCTGGGTTGGGCACGATGCTTCCTAACCCCATACCCCCTACAGTGCTATGGCCAGGGGATCAGAAGTATGTATTTGGCACATCTCCCAATAACCCAGGACAAATCTCCACCCCCAATGACAGTAACGTAATCACTGAGGCTGTCCAAGTCGGGGAGCGTAGTATAGCGGTGGTTTTGGCTGCCCGTCCGGGTGGGGGAGCACCTCCTGGGTGTATGGTTCAGGTGATAGCTTCAGCTAACCCCGGAGTCGCTGAGATTGATGTACAGGACGCGGCTGTAGATGCAGATGGGGCATATCTGACTCAGACTACCTCCGCAGCCTATAAGATGACTGTGTGGACAGCTCTCATGGACGGCTCTGGGCGGTATATTAGCACCACTCAACTTCAGCCTGAAGGGGCAGGATTCATCACCCTAAAGGTCATTGCCAATCCTAATGCTGCGACTTACACAGCTAAAATAGTTTACGTGTGATATGGAATCTGTCTACAAATCGAAGACTTTCCTTGAGGCTGAGGAGAGCTTTCTCAAGGCCAAGCGTGGGGAGCCTACTGTAGAGCCTATCCCTAACTTCACTCCCAGGGTGAGAGAGAAGGATCGACCCCGTAGACTCAAGAAGTTTCGGCCAGTTGTGGAAGCCCAGAAAGCCCTGAGGAAACTTAGCACTCTCGAATATTTCAAAAGTATTTTGAGTGATGAGGTGGAGAAGCATCTGTGGATGGCCTTTATAACGGGTAAGGTTCCCAAGTTAGACCCGTGGGGGAAGAATGTTCTAGATGAAAATGGGCAGATAGTTATGGTAGATATAGAGCTGAACCCTATATCTTGGAACGCTTTCAAGCGGGCTGTGGAGTATAAGCGGGGTATGCCTCTCGTAACTGTAGAGGACAATACTGAGAAGGGCCAGAAAGTCGTGGAGATTATCACTATTGGAGCTAACCCCCAACTGTTCCAATCTCAAGCTGAGGCTCAGGGCTTGCTGGGAATTAGGAAAGCCCCATCTCCGATTGAGATAAAGCCAGAATTGATTGAGGAGAAAGTGTAATGATTACACTTGGAAAAAGGCTCCTACAGAGAGGTTTTGGGAATCATCCCCTCTTTGGTACAATCTTGTTGCTATTCAATATGATTGGAGTGGGATGGTTGGGACATTTAGCTTATCAGCAGGGCAACTTCCCTACCAGCTCAGGTGGGGGAATAAGCCAAGTAAGTTCGCTGCCTGCTACTTGCACCCCAGGGCAGGGATACTCGTTGCCAACTGGCGGCGTAGTATTCTGTGCGGCGAATGGGACTTCTTATACTGGGGGTTTAGAGAACGCCATCCAGCCGTCTGCCTACGGCGTGACGATGAACGCCAAGATGTGCCGTGACTCGAACGCTCAGTTCACTACGACAACGAGCGTAACGTGCCCTACTGCGAATTTCACTTCTGCCGATGTTGGCAAAATTATTTTTGGTACTTGCTGTGGCCTGAATGGGGGGGCTAATCATCCAGCGTCCACACTAATTCTTCCTCAATCTACCATTCTTACCGTTAATAGCTCAACAAACGTTACCGTAGGTAGTGCCGGGACTGTGACGACTTGCGCGGCTGGTGCTTCTGGTTGCCTACTCATCTGGGGCACAGATGACAGTACAGCTTGGGATAATGTATGGACGGCTGCGACAGGGACAGCGGGACATTGCTTCCCGATTCAAATGGGCGGCGGGATGTCTCTTATTCAGACAGGTAAATTCCTTTCCACTGTTTGCAACACCGGGATTACGGGGACCGGTTCTCAGGGCGCTTCTATCGTCGGCCTCGGCTACAAGGCGAGCCAGTTTGTTCCGACACCAAACTTCAATGCCGCGACTTGTAACGGAACAGGTCAAATAGGACTCAACAATGTATGCTTCGGTCCCGGCCAAGGTTTTCAACTCATTAATGCTGGCATCTGGGGTGGTGAGTACGGCAACACAACGAACTTTAATGGGAAAATATTTGTCGATGTTGGCATTGATTCTTACTTGCTAAATACACTCTTTGCTGGGTTAGCTTCTGGTGCTGGCACGATGATCGGTGTGCAATTTGAATCAAGCGGCCAAACGCCATCCACGATGATTGTTGATGGATTTGGAGGGTTTACGCTAGCGGACCCTTCCTGTAATGTCATCGGCGGTATTTATAACGTTTTCGTCAATAGTTTTTGCGGTAATACTGGTGGCGTTGCACTGAACGTAGCCTCTGGTGCAACCCTGACGGATTATGGGGGATTTTATAATGGTGGAACTACCTCTAATTCAACGCTGACGCAAAACGGCACTTTCAAAGGAATAGGGACACTGTTTGCAAGCGGGTATACGGGGGCTGGTACACAGGCACTTGTGGTGGCGAACGCGAACTCGCTCACTTATCTTACCAATGCCATTTTGAAAACGACAGGCACGGCCAACGATACGGCCCTATTTTTCACCTCGGCATCAGCCAAAGTGTGGTCGCTCGGTACGCAATATACCGGAGGATCGGCAAATCACGATATCGGCCAGAGCGTAATGGGTACGTTCTTCGATCTTGGCGGAAACACTTTCAATACAGGTCCGGCAGCGGGCACAATTTTACCAACTTGCGTATTTACTTCTGGCGGGGGGACAACGCCTTCTTGCACCTTGCAAGCCGGGAGCACCAATGAAAAGGGTACGATCATCGCTAGTACGGGAACAGGTTCTCCTCAGTCATCGGGAACCATCACTCTCACTTTTGCAGGAACATTTGCGGGTGCCAGTGGTGCTGTACCATCATGTACTTTCACAATAAACAATAGTGGCACAGCTTGGGGTGCTGAGTCTCTCGTTCAAATTAATACCCAGTCCACCACGGCACCAGTTATCGCTTGGGTGAACATTGCATCTATCGCGCTTACACCTCTTGCTGTTTCTTCTCCATATCGTATTGACTATACCTGTGGGGCAAAATGATAAAATATAGGTCACTCCTATTCTTAACCCTACTTACTTCGCTTTTTTTGCTTCCCGCCCAGCCGCAGGGAACTATGTCCTTGCCGTTCCGCGCTCCAGTGTATTGCATGGGCAAGGTTGGCGCTGGCGTCGTGAACGCCTGCTCCTATCCTTTCGTTTTGCCCAACACTACTGGCATCCTGATTTGCCGTCAGTGCCAAGCGTCACCTCCCGTGGATAATCACGGCGATGTGTGGCATCAAGACCAATGCTCACCGTTCGATAACGGCGATTGTGCGTATAGCACGCATTTCAATGTGTCATATGAAACTGGCGGCCCAACAGTAACATTCCCTGCTGGCGAAGGCTTTGAAGTATTTCTGCTCATGTACAGCGGGAATTGGACATTCGACCAAGGGCAAATCGGCACTTACGATCAGCAAAACTCAGCGTTCTCTGATTGCACAAACGGCGGCGATTGCCCATACCACTGGACACTACCCGTAGAAGTTGACCCCGGAGAACTGTTAATCACTTGGGACAATGCAAATACTTATAACTCTGGTATCGCCGTTCCCGGCTTTGGCTGGAACATCGAAGGTAACGGCGGCAACTTCGCCATCGAGGACATGATTGCGCCAGTGCGAAGTAGCTATATCGGCTCGATGCAATGGAACGACCTTACCGGATACAACGGCGGGGGGAGCCACTGGTTGATGGGCATTGCGGCTTACGTGAAACAATGAGAAAACTACTTTTAGCACTCTTGCTCGCTTCGCCGCTCGCGGCCCAGACGCGCATCGCCTGCGGACATTCAGCTCCCTACACCGATTCGATGGGGAATGTCTGGGCCGCCGATAATAGTGTCTCTGGCGGCACGCCGTACAGCGTCACAGCTCCCATTTCCGGTACGCCTAACTCTGGGCTATTCGACTCTCTCCGCTACGGCGTTTTCACCTATACGATTGCCGTGCCAAATGGCAGCTACAGCGTCAATCTTGAGTTTGCCGAGACATGGGCCAACGCCGCTGGCGTGCGCGTATTCAGTATGCAGATCAACGGCGTTTCCGTGCTGACGAACTTCGATGTATTCGCCAAGGTAGGAAAGAATGCCGCCGACATAGAAACATTTCCTGTCACGGTGACGAACGGAAGCATCGTGATTCGGTCTGTCGCCGTTACGCAGAGTCCTATTCTGAATGCTATCGACGTTGAGCCGGGAACTCCACCGCCATTCGTTTGGGTTATGCCCGGTCTCGGCACAGCTACTTTCACGATGTACGTCCCGCCTGCTTGCGGACCTAGCGACGGCGCGTGCTCTATCACGATTATGATTTGCGACATGAACAATAATTGTACGACTGGCAATACAGGCTCGCTATATCTCATCAAGACATCGAGCCTACCCAATCCGCAAGTGCTTACGATCCCGGTCGTGACAGTGACGCAGCCGTGATGATGTGGCTACGGAACCAAGGGCCGTGCTCAAAGAAGTACTAGACAAAGAGCCTGACTACTTCCGTATTCCCGTGAAATTAAATGGTAAGGATAAAGAGAACATTCAGAGGATTCTGAATGGTAGAGAACCTCTAGAGGATGCGGAATTGATAGTTAGAGTGAAACCGAAAGTGTAATGATTACACGCACCCCATTTCAAATTAAGCTCCAACCCAAGCAATCTCTAATGGATTGGCTAATGGAGAACTCCAAAGCCTCTTGGCTAGGGTATGGAGGCTCCCGTGGTGGAGGTAAGTCGGGGGGGATGCGTCGTATCATGTTACGTAGGCGCTTACAGCATCCCCATACTAATGGCTTAATCCTTCGCCGGGTATGGGATGATGTTGAGAAGAACCATGTCAATAAGATGTGGGAAGAGTTTCCGGCCCTCCATGAGTATTATAAGGTCCAATCGAAGGTTATCGAACTCCCAGAGAGTCTAGGTGGAGGCCGGATATTCTTTGATGGGGCTGAGAATGAGACAGACGTAAAGCGCAAAGCCTTTGGTCCCGAATACTATGATGTGATGACGGACCAAGCAGAACAGTTCTCCGAGTTTGAGCTTACACAGCTCAAGACTATTTGCCGCTGGCCTAATACTCCAGAGCATTCGTGCAAGTTCCTGTTGGGATTCAACCCTGGGGGCCAAGGGGCAGCCTTCCTACAGCGTATCTTTTACTTGAAGGAGTACCATGAGCGTGAAACACAAACGGATTATGCGTTTCTCCCCGCTTTTGGATGGGACAATATCGAATGGTCCCGTGCCGCCCTCTCAGCCGATGGGTATCCCGGTGACTGTTTGGGTAAGGAGTGTGGTAAGTGTGCTTCCTGTGTTTACTACTCATGGTCTGACGAGAAACGTTTCGAGTATTACATCACTCGTAGTCAATACGGCCAAGAACAGAATCGCCTCCCGGCCCACATGCGGGCAGGCCAACTCTTAGGGGACTTCAAAAAGTTCTCTGGACAGTACTTCTCCAACTTTGATGAGAATGTCCATGCTTGGAACCTAGAAGAGATAGTTAGACAGGAGCATTGGCCTATCTGGGGCGGGTTTGACTGGGGCTTTGTTCACTCTTCCGTATTCCTGTGGCATACTCAGGCCGGGTATCAAGACGATAATGGCAGGTATCACCGTCTCATCATCACCTTCCGTGAGTTTGTGACTGACCACATGAGTGAGCGTGCTCTTGCCGAGGAGATTTCAGCCGTCAATGATGGTCTAGTCCTCCAGAACATCTATGCTGGGCACGACCTGTGGAAGAAAGAATCGAATAAGAGCACCAAAGAGGCTGCCATGTCTGAGGTATTCCGTAGGAATGGCCTGCCCACCATGAAGAAAGCCACTATCGACCGGGTAGATGGGTGGAGATTCCTCCACCGGGCCTTGGATGAGGGCGAGTGGATCATCACTAAGAACTGTAAGAATGCTTGCCGAGCTATTCCCACTGCTGTAGTGGATGATAAGCACCCCGGTAAGGAAGAAGACATACTCAAGACCAATACGATGTATGATGACGTGTTAGATTCTCTCCGTTACGGGGTCTATTCTGAGTATGCCCCCAAGAAAGAGTCTGACAATGTGGTGTTTATGCACAAGGTATCCCACTTGAAGGACCCAACCAATCGGGCTATCCAGCTTATGAAGCTGAATAGCGAGAAGACCAAGAAAATGAACATGGCCGGGATGATAAACAGCCGTAGTTTGGGCAGGTATAGGCGGTATGCATCATGAAAACATTGTTCAAATGGTGTAAGCTCTGCAATAAAGTCACAGAGCATGACATTCTAAAGTGGTTTGGTCATCGTTCTGAAGTCTGCAAGGTGTGTTGGAAATGAAATTGCCATTCATCCTCCGTTCCCGGCATGATTCCGTGGTGACAGCTCTAGTTGCCAACCTGGATGTACGGGCAGAGTTGATTATGAAGCTCAAGGACATTATTAAGCTAAGAGATAGTGAAATTTTGGCTCTCAAGCTAACTTTGGAGTCTAAGAAGTGTAATGATTACACTCCAGAGGCTACCGAAAAGAAGAAAATGGCTGATCCTGTGTTCTCTGGCCGTTCTGGGTGGAGGACTAGAGCACAAATGATGAGTGAGGCCACTATTCCGGTTGCTGGGGACTCCGCAAAGCAATTAGAAGCTAAAGTGAAGAAGGAAGGCGGCACTGTATGAGGAGAAATGAGGTCCAAGCTGCCCTAATCAGGGGTTATGCTGAAGGGAAGAATCTGGAGGTGTATGAGATTATGGGGCAATGGCTTTTCCCCATCTATGCTGCGAGTGGAGGACTTGCCACCAAGTATATCACCTACTTTGTCAATCCCGACTCAGGGTATAAGGTTCCCCGTGACGGGGAGGACTTGGGCCGAGAAGGTAGCTGCAATCCAGCTCTAATAGCTATTGAGTTTGAGTACTTCTGGGATGATGGAGAGACTATTGAGCATTTGAAGTCTGTTGTTGGTGCTGCCCTACTAGTTAAGGAGATAGAAAATGTATCAGCACGGCAAATTTAGGTCAACTGGCGAAAAGGGTCCCAAGCCTGCTCCTGCTGAGAAGTCTATGGACAAGACCAAGGAAATGATCCACGGGAAGGCCCAAGAGCCTCATGGTGGGGGAAGTACTGAGGAACATATCACCAAAACTCACCCCGGAGTGACTCAGCCTCACCCTCAGACTGGAGTACATGCTTTCCACGTTCATCATACTGGAGGTGGGAAGTTCACCAGTCATACTCACCATGATGGCGGGGATGTGGAGACTCGCCAACATGACAATGAGGCTGAAGTGAAGGATGCCCATGAGCAAGCATTCCCGGCTGGGCAGGGAGACATGGAGAGTGCTCAACACCTGCCAGATGATGAGTTTGGAGAGTCCCTTGGGGGAATCGGCGGCAACCAGCCAAGCCAGGGCTAGCCGTTGGGTTGGCTCTCTGGCGAACAAAGAGATTGTAGAACTAAAAGAAAGGTTTGTCAAGGGTTATTTCAGATGGGCCTAGGTCAACAATTCCTGCCAAAGCCACAATTTAGCACAGCCAATCCCTATTGGCAGGACCCTCGTAAGTTCTGGGTGGGATTCTCCCCTGAAGTCATGCCCAGAATGAGTGCCAGAGATTTCCTGTATGCTACCACCTGGGAAATATGGAGGTGGGATATACATGGAGCCTTCTGTGTGAGGCAAGCTACACAGTTGACAGTGCGGTTGAATTTCCGAATCGGGACAGTAAATCAAATCAAGGAGATACGTAAAGATGCGAAGACTCTTAAAGCAGGTATCAGTACTGCTTGTTGGTTGGGCACTCGTATTCGGGTCAACAGTACCAACCGCACAAGCACAGCAGAACCCGCCTAGCAATCAGTCCTTTGTTGGTGGGAAGTTCGTGGCCCGTCAGTATGCTTACCCTGGTGTCACTATCGCACCTGGGGTAAATAACCCGGCTGGCGTGGCTACCATTACCCTCCATACTGGACAGGTTAGGTTGCAGGATGGCCGTACTATTGTGCCGTTCTCGGCTGGTGGGCAGAACATCCTTGGCAATCCGGGGCCTACCGCAGCCCCAGCTATCCCTATCTATGTAGGAGCTGGGACTACCCGTGAACTTGTGACTCCTACGGCTGTCTCTGGCTGCTTCATTGGTGCCCCACAGGATATTAGCTGCAAGATCACGGCTACCTTCGCCAATGCCCACGGCACTGGAGAGCTAGTCACCTCTGGTAGCTTTGGCATCCAAGAGGCAATCAATGACGCTATCTTTTGGGGTGGTGGTGTTGTCTCTGTGGACCCTAGTGAGAACTTCTATGCTGGGAGTGCTCAAACTATCACTACTGCTATGGCGGCTGCCAACGTAGTTCCTGGGGTATGCCTTGAGGATGATCGTACAGGCCAACCCACTCTATGGGAGCCTCTAGCTGGAGCTACCACCCTTGCTGCTCCTGCTACTTTGACGGCAGTTACAGCACTTCCCTCTACCACTCCAGTAGGCACATTTACGGCTACTGCCTACAATATGTGCATTGCCTATGTGGACATACTGGGGCAAGAGGGGCCGTGTTCAACATCATTTGTCAATACGGGAGCTGGGGCTACTAGCTCTTTTATCTTCTCTGCGCCTGCTGCATCCCCTGGTGCTGTGGGCTACACCATCTATATTGGGTTGACTGCTGCCGGGTCTACCACCCTTCAATATAAGGTCCCGCTAGTCTTGCAGCCTACTGTTGTTGGTGCTTACCCGCTGACGAATGGCGTATGTGCAGCACTGACTACTGTGGAGCTAGTGACTCCAGCCTGTGCAGTAGCTAACACTACCTTCAATCAGGTTGGATCAACTGCGACTGTGACGGCTATCACCTTATCCACATCTCCAATTCAGCCGGAATCCACTACTACCTCCTCGACTACCGTATATGTCCCTAATCCTGGTGGGCGTACAACTTACACCTATGCACCGACAGCGGGTCTAGGTGCTCCTGGTGGTATGCCGTCCGCTTGGCTTCCGTTCGTCATTGGTGCTGCTGCTGCTACTACGGTCCCCAATGTGGTAGCTACAATTAATCTACCTCCACAGTTTGCCAATGTGCTTGGTCGTAAGTTCCAGATTTGTGGAGACATGACTACGACCGCATCAACGGCAACCATTGTTGATATACAATTTCAGTATGATGCAATGGGTATTGATACAGCTGGTAAAGGTGTTCTCATTGGTGATGAGACGGCTACTGTCACTGCCTTAGTTACTGCTGGGCACGCTACCTTCTGTCAGGATTTTATGACAACTGTAACGAGTGCAGCGGTGACTGGAGGGTCAATCAACCACACTAATAGCTATGGCGGTGTTGCTGGGCTAACCGCTGTTGCTGGTGGGGTACTGGCTGATGCCATGACGGGGGCTACTAATGGTGGTACGGCCCTTCTCAACTTGGCATTGGATAGCCGTATCAACATTATCTATCTGCACCAAACCGCTACTGATGGTGCAGGTTGGACGATGCAACACCTGACCATCAAGCAAATCTAACATGCCTTGGAATCAGGTCATGCATAAATGGAAGGCCGGGGCCTTAAAGTCTGGAGGTTCCGGCAAGCCTGTGAAGAATCAGAAACAGGCTGTAGCCATTATGCTTAGTGAGAAACGTAAGGCTAATTCTGGGGATGAGGAGTATAAGGCCAAGCCGGGGTGGAGACGTGCATCGAGATGAGAAACCCGAAAAAGAAAAGTACACGCACGCGGAAGTCCACTATGAACACCCATCACACCATGATGATGAACGGTGCTCTGCTTGCGTACACTTTATCTCCGGTTCAACGCCTCGTTGCGAAAGTGTACAATCGCCGATCAGAGGACCGGACTGGTGCAAACGATTCAAGAGGAAGACGTGGGTGAGGAGAGCCTCACATGGCTAATTGGATTAAAGCTGCAATTAAACACCCTGGCAGGATGAAGAACCTAGCCAAGAAACACGGTATCTCCACCCAACAGGAATTGCAGCGGGACAAGAGTAAAGGTGGGTCATTGGGACATGCTGCACGTATGGGCATCACTTTGAGCCACATGCACAAAAAGTAGTGAAGTCTGGATGTAATCATTACACTTCAGAAGGAGGAGAGATGAGTGAAACTGGTACACCACTCACAGTCGCAGATTTGCAGGCACAGAAAAGTGCTGCTGCTGAGGCTGCTGAGAATCAACAGGCTCAAGTAGTAGCCAAGCAGGAAGGGGCACCCGTAGTCGATGTTCCAGCTGTGGATGCCCCCGTGAAGTCCCCCCAGGAAGTAGCGGCTGCTGCCCATGCTGTGGAAGAGGCTCGCCGTGCTGCCCAAGTAGACTTTGATCCCAAGCTGCATGGGGTTGGAGTGCATCCGGCTATGGGTCCACAGAACGTGGCGGAACTGACCAAGTTTGTCTTGGAACTTGCAGCCCGTGTTGCTGCCCTAGAAGGAAAGTAGATGCAAACGTTTGACGTATCGGGGCAATTTCTCCACCCTAAATTATTCATTAGTATATTTAGGGAGGTACTGAAGATTGCCCCGGCACGCTTCCTCACATTGAGGATACACCCGGACCGCTATAATGACCTATATAAGCTGGCTGATGTTCCAGAGTCCATTCAGGTTGGCGCTGTTCCGGGGATGCTAGGCCGAATGATATTAAAGGTGAATTGTATTAAGCCCCCCATCGGGGTTAGTGATGGTATCCAGATACTTAAGGACCCTAAAGCGGACACCACTAAGTTAGTGTTTGAGTTGCACGGGATACCGGAATTCATCGTAATCCATTTGGCTCCATTCGTTACATGACTCTACCACCTAAAGCCTTGTCAGTTCTGATTGACATTAAACGAGAGCTACTCGCCCAGAGCGTAACATTACTACCAATACCACCAGTACCCGACAAGGCAAATGTAATGATTACACGCAAGCACTCCCATGTTATGCGTCATGCCCGTGACCGTGGCAGGGCTGTCCAGCGTATGTACCAAAGAGGTGATCTGTAGTGTCCACTACTGCTGTACTGCCTTCTGAGCTGCCTGACGATTCAGAGCAGGCTCTACCAGACCAAGAGCAACAGGCTGGTGAAGGTGAACAGCCTGATTACGGCCCTTGGAATGAGAACATTCCCCAGCAGTGGCAGGACTGTTTACTCAAACTGGCCCGCAAGTATTGCGATGAGTTCCGGTATCCCCGCCGCTTAGAGGTGATGCAGGCATGGCGTGCCCGGTCCTTCTGGCGGGAACTACAACACCTGAGCTGGAACTGGGATGGAGATTGCTGGGATGTTCTTGGGCCTGCTGGTGCTAACACTTCTAGTGAGACTACCAAGCGTGACAGTGCTGTACTGTACTCCACCAATATGTACCAAGGGTTTGGGGAGTCCTTTATGGCTATTGTCACCCAGACTGTCCCTAGTCTGCGCTTTGAGCCAGAGGACCCAGAGGATGCTGCTGATATAGAGACTGCTGCCAATGCCGAGTCCATGCGGAAGCTCATCCAGCATGAAAACGATCCCATTAAGCTGATGACTAAGGCAGCTTACTACGCTTGGACGGATGGTAGGATTCACGGGTGGACTCGATGGGAAGTGGATAAGCGTACCGGGCAGCCCCGTGAAATGCAGTCCATTGAGGGGTCAATGGAGGTTAAGGTTCCCATCATCCATGAGGAACTGTGTGAGTATAACTACCTCCAGTACTCTAATGAGTATGCCGTCGCCACTGTACGGGCTAAGGTGAAGAAGAGGGCCTTCAAGGATAAGGATTACTATAAGAAGATTAGGGGTGGTAGCCACGGTAATGGGCAGGATATATGGGAGCGTACTGCCCGTATCTCTGTGAAGCAGGGCATATCCATGCGCTCTGCTGGTGGGGATACCTATGCGGCCCTAGTCACTACTCAGAGAACGTGGATGCGGCCCGATTGCTTCTTAGATGAAGAGTGTGGGTGTGAAGAGATTTACGATGACTTGGTGAAGCTGTACCCATTGGGTGTCTATCTAGAAGTGGACAATGGGACGTACACGGGTTCCCGTAATGCCACGATGGACGATGAATGGACCGTTGAGAATATCATGGAGGGTGACGGGTCATTCAGGAATGCAAAGGGGACCTGTTTAGTCTCAGTACAAGAACGCTCCAACGATATTATCAATGTCACCCAGGATGTTTATGAGAAGACACAGCCCGCCTCTCATTGGGATGACAAGCTATATGATTTAGATGGGATGAAACGGCAGCGGTCTATGCCAGGGGCTAGGTATGGCATCAATCAGGGTGAGTTGCCTGCCGGGGACCAACTAGCGGGTCACGTATTCTTTGAGCCTGCTGCTATGGTTAGCCCTGATATGCTCCAGTACCTAAAGGAGTTGATGACAGACATACCGGAGTTCCTGACTGGTATCTCCGCTATTCTGTTTGGGTCTGATTCCAGCGGGGACAAGAGTGGTAAGGCTCTGTCCATTCAGCAAGCAGCCGCTATGGGCCGTATTGGTTTGCCATTCCGGGTTATGAAGAGGTTCTATGCCGGGATGATGGAATTGGCTATCCGGTGTGGTGGGCGTAACCGTAAGGAAGACTTTGTGAAGGGTATCCCCGATCAGAACGGGAACATAGAGACGATTGCTGTCCGGGTAGGTGACTTGGCTGGTAAGGTCCGCTGCTATCCTGATAAGGATGAGAACTATCCAGAGAGTTGGACTTCCAAGCGGGCTACCTACATGCAGTTACTTCAGGAAGGGAATACAGACCCAACCATGAAGGCTATCCTGGCTAACCCTGAGAATCAGAACTTGGCTAAGAGGTTGATTGGGTTACAGGAATTGACTATCCCAGATGCGGCTAGCTGGGATAAGCAGATGGTTGAGATTAACTTTATGCTGGAGGAGCCTCCATCACCTCCTCGAGAGCAACCTCCTGTACAAGTCCCCAATCCGTTACAGCCTCAGACGATTGAGACTATTCAGCCTCCACCCACTCCACCTAAGAGCACTGTTCCCATTGACCCAGACTATGACAACCATGTTGCTGAGTTCCTGACGGTAACTATCTGGATTAATAGTAAAAAAGGGCAGACTGCCAAAGTCAAGAATCCAGTCGGGTTTATGAACGTGAGATTGCATGGCCTAGAGCATAAAGCTGAGATAATGAAGGCTATGGCACCACCTCCGGGTCCGCCTCTTACGGCACCCGCGACAGCCCCACATCATGGGGCACCCGCTGCTGGGGCACCAGGGCATGTACCGCCTAGTGCCCCTCCAGCAACTCCACCAGCAGGTGGAATGTAATGATTACACCACGATCTTTGGGCCATCTGGGAACGGACCCCAGCCTGTAAAACAGGGAAACCGAGGCTCACAGGAGGCAGTAAATGTCAGTCACAGGACCAACCTCATTATCAGGAGGAGGCTCAAGCGTCACGGAGGAGCCGATTATCCCCGATACTGAGCTGGAACCGTCATCTACTCCAGATGAAGGAGTCCAGGATGGTGATACAACCCCTACACCAGATGGCACAGAGCCGGAGGTTATAGGGAAGCCAGGAGATGATAAGGGAGACATACGGGAAGATGGCCGGGTAATTCCTAAATGGATGCGTGCGCTAAAGGACACCGATCCTGAAGCGTTCAAGCGTGCCAAGACGGACTTATTTGACTTGCAGGGCCGTAGGTCTATCCATCCGACTGTCCAAGCAGCCCGTGAGGAACATGATTTGATACAGTCCGTAGGTGGGAAGGAAGGGATTGAGAGTCTCCGAGGAGATGCTACTTTCTTCAAGGAAGCTGCCAATCAATTCCTAAAGGGTGATCCAGCATTCGTCAAGGACCTGTGGGATGAGGACCCGATTGCTGCTGCCCTCCACGTTCAGCCTATGCTAGAAGCCTTCAAGACTAAGGACTTTGAGGGCTATCGGACTACTATCGCACGAATGCAGGACACGGAGTTACAAGCTGTGGGATTCGGGCCTGCTTTGAAGAATCTCATTGATGCTGTTGAGAAGGGGGATAAGGAGACAGCTCTAAACATTCTCGTTAAGGGCGTGGATGCGCGGGGCAATCCGTCTAACTTTGTCTCTTGGTACAACAGCATCGGGGATATTGCAAAGAAGGCTGAGGACCCACGGGTTAAGTCTCTCCTGGCTGAACGGGCTAAAGCGCGTGAGACTCAGACACAGACAGAGCATAACGAGTTCCTCAAGTCATACCGTGGAGAAGCCATCAACACTGTTGTAGGTGAAGCTGAGAAGGTGTTCGATAGCTTCTTTAAGGGACGCAAGCTAGACCCGGAAGATAGGCTAGACTTGCTTCGGGATGCAGTCAAACTCGCTAACTCTAAAGTGGAGGCTGATAAGGCTTTCATGGAGCAGCGAGAGAAGCATCTTGAACTTGGGGACCGTCACTCTGCTTTGCAACTGACCAAAGCGCGGTTTTCCCGTGAATTGCCGGATGCTGTCAAGCGCATAGCACGGCGCTATGGCATGGCTTCCGGTACTCCTGCTAACGGAACACAGAGACAACAGCAACAGCCCGCTGGTGGTGGAACACAGCCAGCAGGTGGGTTTGTTGCTGTCAATGCACGGCCCGATGGAATGGACATAGACCGTGGCAGAACCACCAATGAGATGATTCTCTCCAAGAGGGCCATACTCAAAGATGGTAAGAAAGTGGATTGGTCTAAGGTCAAGTAGTGTAACTGCAAAGTGTAATGATTACACTTCTGGCCTAGCCAGAAAGGACTGACAGTGGCACCAGGAACAAACAATAACGCGATTGCCTTGCAGATTGAGGCAGTTCGACCTGAAGTCCCTCTTCTTTACCAGTTGGATAAGACCCTACTGGGCATGATTAAGAAGAAGGCCAAAGGTCTTCAAACAGTCTCATCCCGTGCCTATCGTGCCCCGGTTGAGATTACCGCAGGTGGAGCAATCAACCAGTTTAACCCGGATGGCGGGAACTTGGGACGCGGCTCTGCCCTCAAAACGGAAGTCATGCTTATCAATCAGTTCTATTTCAACTTTGCGGTAGAGTATACCGCACTGGCTGAGATTGCAACTGATGATAAAGAGAAGGCGGTTGAGAATTACGTCACCCGTCAAATGACCCGCATGATGGAGCAGTTTAATGCTGGTATCGAAGCAATCTTGGCTTACGGAGACAGTTCCGGTACCCTTGACACAGTAGTTAGCGTGGCTGGGCAGGTCGTAACTGTCAACAATGCCAATCAATTCTTTGATAACCAGATTATCCAAGTGTTTACTGCGGCTGGTGTCCTACTGGGCATCTTCCAAGTACTCACTGCGGACGCCCTCGCTAATACCTTGACTGCTGATCCCAGCACTCCTCTCCCGTTGGGGATGGCTGCTGGTAACTTCCTATCAGTCAATGGTTGCGTTGGCCCTTCTGTGGCTTCCTCTTCCCTGAACGGTGTCAATACTCTTCAGATTAGCTCCAGCGTTGGGAACTATCTCGGTATTCAGCGGGCAGCTTACCCTGGCCGTTTGTCTACCCCCTTCATAGCTGGGAATAACTCCTTCATCACGCCTCAGCGTGGCCGTGCTCTCATCAATTTGGTCCGCACCGCAATGGGTATTGAGTCCCCCGATGCGTCCAAGTTTGTGTGGCACATGAATGTTGACCAAGAGGCTGCTATCGAGAATATCGGCCTCATCGTGTCCAACATCATCCAGAATCAGCTCAAGGGTGATGCATCTGAGGACATGCTGAAGAAGATGCCTCCCAAGACCTTTGGTGGGCGTCCCATCTTTGCCAACATTCACGCGCAACCTGGGCGGATTGATGGACTCCCGCTGGAACACTGGTTCAGGGCTGAGATTCAACCCTTGGACTTCTATGAAGTCAACGGGCAGACCTTGTTCCCCATTAACTAATGCTATGGTAATGATGGAGGGCTTGCAGCTTCCTTCATCACGTACCTATGGTGGGGCTGGAACCTTGCCAGTGAAAACCTCCGTGCGGGGTGCTATTCAACTGGCAATGGAATTCCTACCGGGTTTCGAGAGTGGCCCGGTATAAATTCTCTCTGATTGACTTGAACGCTGAGAAGCCAACAAGGGGCAAGCCGAAAGGCAGCCTGAACGACTAAGCGAGAGAACACCCGAGAGGGTGATGCGATAGTCTGAGCTGCACCGAATATGAAGGTGCAGAGGTGAGCAGAAATGACTTACCCCAGTCTTTTAAGGCTGAGTAACAATCTGACTTCGGACGCTAGAAGGAGCTTATAGCTTCCTTCATCACGTACTTGACATGTTCTGGCCTCTATGCTACTGTGGGTAGAGGCCAGATTCATGTCACATCCTCAATACTACACAACCAAGTCTGTCAGAGCTAGAAGGCAAGGTAGGCTGAAGTTTTACTTCAAGATTACGCTAGAACAGTATGATGAGATGTTGGAGTCTCAAGGTGGAGTTTGTGCTATCTGCAAGCAGCCTCCAATGCTCATCCGTCTGTCTGTGGATCACGACCACAAGTGTTGTCCCGGACGTAAGTCTTGTGGCAAATGCCTCCGGGGGCTAATCTGTCAGAGGTGCAATGCAATGTTGGGCTATATCGAAACTGACAACCTTCTTGGGGCTATTCGGCAATACCTGAAAGTGTAATCATTACAGTGGACACAATCATCGAAAAACGAGAAGTTCCCGCTTGGGTAGAGCACATCATCACCCGCAAGGGTGGACTTAACCCTTTTGGCAAGCCCAATTTCCGGGTCATCTGGGGCGGCAATCGCACCTACCTTGTGGGTGGTATGTTCAAGGATGTCACCACCTTCAAGGATGCTGAGGGCCGGGATAGAGCCTTTGTGATGGAAGTCCCTGACCTACGGACCATGCTCCGTTATCATCCCCACCGTTGGCACATGGAACTGTGGATGGGTCCTGAGTTCTACGGCACCCAAGAGGAGTGGTTCCAGAACACTTGGGATGATGTAGCCAAGCTACACACGATGGGACCCTACCCTACTGAGGGTGACTATGAGCATGTATTCTACTTGGCTCAATGTCCCCACATGGTTCCTGGGGATAAGGATTGGTGTATGCCCTGCCAAGTGGGGATGGGTGAGTATATCCCCCTTGAAGAAAACGTGCATGTCCTTGAGATGCAGATATACGCCCTGCTGAAGTCCCAGGACATATCGAAGAGTGCTGAGATGGCTTCCCTATTCATGCGGGAACATATCAAGCGCAATATTCGCAATAAGGTAGTGGGTGAGAGAGTGCGTGGGGCTATGCGGCCAAAGATTGCCACTCAGCCTACCTCATGGCAGGATGGCACCCGCTGTGCTGTACCTGAGCCTAAAGCCCACCAAGTTTTACAGGTTCCCCGTAAGAGTGTATCTTTGGGATTCAATCAAGTAGGAGCACCATCAAAAGTAGAGGAGAAGAAGAATGCCAAGCAAGAATGAAATTGCAGCAACCATGACCCGTAGTGAAGCTGCACGGGCTGGTATCATTGATGCCAACACAGCCGTAGAGAAGATTACCACCAACTCCAAGAGGATGTATGGGTTCACCCGGAAGATGGTCCCCAGTGACTTCCCCACTGAACCCAAGCTCTACATCTACAGCATCTCTGAGTATGGGGAACAGGTGAATCTTGGACCCGGATTCTCAGGGTATGAAGTCAAGCCCTGCCCTGCTGGTAAGCCCTACGGGGAGCCTTGCATTGTCCTCCCATTCAACTTCTTTGAAGAGGCTAAGGTTGACGTGACGGAGCACACCTTCACTAGCGGCAAGCAGATTGTTGAGGCTATCCTTCGGATTGGCCCTGGCATGAATGCCTCAATGGATCGTCGCCGCTTGGGGTGGTTTGTATCTGACTCCAATCCCCCGGCGGATGATGAGATTGCTCATGCCAACACTCTCTATACAGCCGAGTGTAAGCGGCTGTTTCAGGAAGCCAACCGCTATGCCTCAGCTAATCAGCTCAATGAGATTAACGAGATGCACCGTAGGGCTGCCCAGTACTTGGGTCAAACAGTGACCTGGGATAAGCCCCAAGAGAAGATGGTCGATTGCCCCGGCTGTAAGGAGAAGGTCCGTGAGGGGGCAGCCGTCCATGCCACTCCATATTGTGGGTACGTGTTTGATTGGCCCCTGGCAGTCAAGAACGGCCTACGCACCCGTAAGCAGATGGCAGAAGCTCTCGATAAGGAATAAAGCTTGACAACCCCACCAGCCATGTAGCTGGAATTAGGAGATTCAGATGCCTGTAGTCCAGAGTTCAGCCTATGTTTCGGTGGAGACAGTCACTACCCTCATTCGAGCAATAGCTAATGATATGATCTTCAGCCAAGCGGGGGAAATTCTTACTGACAATGCAAATTTTATGCTCCCGCTTTTGAATGACGCTTTGGAGTATTTCCAGAATGAATGCAATAATCATGGCATTGGAACATTCACTAAAGAAACAGTCATCACCCCCCTCACTCCTACTCAGGCTCCAGTTGACCCCGGAGTACAGGTTAATTTCAGTGACAGTGGATACTTCGATGGGGTACAGCTTAATACTGGACCGCAACAATTCGTCCCCCCCGACCTTCTTACGCCACTATTCCTCTGGGAACGGCAAACAGGAAGTACAGAGGATTGGGTAGAGATGGTAGAAAGGCCGGACGGTCTTCCCTCTGTATTACCTTCCGCAAGATTCAGGATATGGGAATGGAGACAGGACTCTATCTACATGCCTGGGGCTGTCCAAGAGAATGATATACGGTTACGGTATACAGGGTCATTAGCACAGTTCGTATCTGCTCAGGACACCCTGTACTTCCGTGGAGCTACTGGGGCACTAGCCTACTACATGGTAAGCTCCTACCTGATGAGCAAGAACCCGCAAGCAGCCACTCAAGCTGAGAGTAGAGCTAATGAGCGCCTGAATCAGATAGCTACTCGCAGTGCCCGAATGAAGCAGAGGGAGCCTATCACCAGAAGGTCCTATGGCAGTCCAACTGGTGGGAGAAATTTCATCCCGCCACACAACCATTAGATGTAATGATTACACTTCGACAGGAGGCAATATGGCAGTAACAATACTTGGTGCAGATGGAAACCCGTTTGACCAATCCAGCATTATGGCGTGGGGGGACCGTTTCATAAAGTGCCTCTATCGCTTTGTTCTCTCTGGAAATTACCCTACAGGTGGAGATACTCTTGACTTCACCAATGGGGGAGGCACTCTAGCGGCCCCCAATGCTGTACCCCCTGCTCAAGTTAGGGGGATAGCGTCCATAGATGTACGGCCACTTAGTAAGTTGACTTCTAGCTTTGCTGCTGCTGCTGGCCAGTATGAGATTATCGTCCCTGGTGGTGTAGTTCCTGTACCCTTCTCAGCAGTTAATGCCCTAAAGCTAAAGCTCATGCTGGACATAGCTGTGGAGTACGCTAATGGCGCTTATGGGGCAGATGCTCTTGGAGACTTCATCCAAGCTGAAGTATACTGGCTGCGCTAGTACTACTGCTCTAGTACTACTAGTACCCTGCCTCGAAAGTGTAATCATTACATCCCAGAAAGGGTCCGATGGCGTCTCCTGATGCTGGTAGCGTAGACCTGCCGTTGATGACCTTCGGTGGGCGTGTTACACAGTACAGCCCACAGGCTCTACCGCTAGGTGCATCCCCCTATAATCAAGATGTGGTGTTCTCTGGGGTGGACCCTTCTGGGGAACCTATTGTAGCTGCTGTGGCTACCCGTCCGGGGATGAAGCCGTTCTATGCTAATCCATTTGTAGGTAATCCTACAATCAATTATCTTAAGACGTTTGTAGACCTACAGGACATTATCCACCTCCTATCTGTAGATGGGCTGGGGACTGTGAGAGATGAATCCCCCTGCCCTACTGTTCTTGGAGCGCCTGCTGTCATAGGTAGTGTACTGGCAGCCTCTTTAGTCCAGTCGGATTCCCTACTAGGCCGGGAGTGGATGGCAATATCAGACCCTACAGATGGGTTTGGGATTGATATACCCAGACAATGGAATGGGAAGTATTTCGACCGAGTGAGCCAAGTAGGTCCTGGGGCACCTCCCATAGTCACTAACTTCCTCCCTCTTCCAGCTACCGTTACTGGGGCTGGAGCTGGAGCTGCCATCAATATAGCAGCCGCCCCTAATGGGGCTGTTACCACAGACTTTATCACTGTGCCTAACCCGCCTCCACCCCCGCCTCCACCGCCTGGACCGCATGGGCCTAACTACTTCTAATGGCTAGCTACTACAGTACGGCCACAATTACCACCACAGCCCCTCACGGCTTAGTGGTGGGGCAGATTGTTAACATTGCGGGGGTCACTAATCCCGCGTTCAATGGGAATGGGTTCACTGTCATAGCTGTGCTATCTCCAACCTCTTTTAAGTATGCCCTTATCTCCTATGTTTTAATACAGAGTGGAGCTGGCACAGCTACCCCTATTGTTGCATCCTTGAGTCTAATCAACAATGTTGTGACTGCTGTAACTACAGCCCCACACGGGTTCCAAGTTGGATGGTCTGTTGTCATAGGCGGGTTTGCTGGAGTAGCTGTGGGTGGAGCTATTGTTAGTGTCACCCAGCAAGATGATGTGATCCTTGTCACCACTACCAGTGCTCATGGGCTAAGTCCGGGTACTAGAGTGATTGTGGCAGGGGTTACTGACGATACCTTCAATACCCCCAATGGTATTATTGTAGCCTCTGCTCCAACTCCAACTACCTATACATATATACTACCCAACGGCACAGCTACAGCGGCTTCTTCGGGTGGGACCACAACCATTCCTTGGAATGGGACATACTCGATTACGGCTGTCCCTACACCTTCTAGCTTTACCTATACCCAGATAGCTCCTAATAATCAGACGGTAGCTGCGGGTACCGCCACTATCGTTGGAAATGTAACCCCTGGCCCTCATCAAGTGGCTGTGTGTTTCATTACTAGAGAGCAGTACATTACCAAGCCCTCCCCAGCAGTCACATTCATTGCAAATGGTGGACAACTCCTACAGTTGACTGGGATAGCCACAAGTCTAGCCCCCAACATCATAGGAAGGATACTGATATTTACCCCCACTATTATCCCCCCAGCTACTTCTGGCCCATTCTTCTACTTTGACGGCCCAGTGGACACTCCTACTGCTGGCACGTTTGCCTCAATGGTCATCAATGATAATGTCACCACCTCCATAATCCTTGACTTCATGGATGCTACTTTGGAGAATGCGGTATCTGCAACCAATCTATTTAATCTGCTGGAGCTTGGAGAGTGTGCTTGCACTGCTGCCTACAATGAGAGAACGTTCTGGTGTGGGGAGAGGAACAAAGTTGCTAACTTCACCAATACTACGTTTGATGGCGGGTTCGATGCCACTAAGACCTTTCCTCTTGGATGGCTACTGGACCCCATTAGTGGGGCTGGTGGAGGCTCTGCCATAGCTCAGGGTCAAACTCCATACTATGGAGATGCCTATGCTATCGAGGGGGATGGGGCTACAACTGTTAGAGGGCTGATAACTCAGAGTGCTTTCCAAGACTGGCTTGGTGTCCCCATTATAGATATTAATACGGCTTATAGTGTCAGGTTCAGGGCGGCACATGGGGTAAGCGGTCAAGGTACCTCTGGTATTCTAGTAATAGAGTTGTATAGCCCAACAGCAGGTAGTCTCGGTATTGCCACTGTGTCCTTTAGCCAATTACAGGGACAGTATATAGAATTCATACTGCCTATACTCGCAGCTCAAGCTGTGATCCCTATGGACCTACAGCTACGGGTCTATACTAAAGGAACAGTGAGTAATGGGATATTCCTACTCATAGAGAACATTGAGTTCTTTCCCACTCTCCAGCCATTCATCAATACCACTGTTCGCGGGTCCTATGCTTTAGACCCGGAGAGCTTCGACCAAGAAACAGGGGACCTAGTAGTAGGAGCGGATGACGGATACCCCGTTCGTTCCATATTCAATCTCCTAGATGGTAAGCTCTACTTTGTCAGAGAATTGGGGCTATATGCTACACAGGATGACGGGCAGAATGAGCCTGATCTGTGGCCTGTCACGGAAGTCTCAGCTACTATGGGCACAGGATCAGCCCGTGGGGTAGGGGTAGGCGAGAGTTGGGCTATCATAGCCCACAAGACTGGCATATACATATTCTGGGGCAGTGAGCCTGTCAAGATTAGCCAAGAGATTCAACCTGATTGGGATATGGTTAATTGGAACTATGACCACACCATCTATGTCACTGTGGATACCACCAACAAGAGAATCCATGTGGGTGCTCCTGTGGGTGCCAGCACTACTCCTAATGTCGAGTTTGT